TACAAAATTACCGTACCCACTCAATGCAACACGAGGTGGCGGATGTCCTTGCAACGGTCCAGATCCATAAAACATTTTTGTAATACTGCGTAAAAAATGAACTGCGGCAATCCAATACTGACCATCAGCTTCGTTTTCTACAGGAAATTCTGCACTAATAGTAATATCTTCAATTCTACTCGATTCATAAACATGATACGGATAGTTTGTATGCACAGGCTGCACTGTATCGTAGTTTGCCATGCTGGATAACAATATTTGCGGAGTTGTAGGAAAAACTAAACTTTGATTACTTGTTAATAATGGTTTTAGTATTGGAGAATTTACAAAATAATCTGGAGATGCAGGTAAATGTATTCGTACACGCCAATCTTGAGAATTAGTATCTGAAGAAGCTGACAATTGTGCTGTTTGAGCAAAAGACTGTACCGGAGTTGCTCCAAAATTCAATTCGCTTCCTAATCTGCCCTGACTAATAAACTGAACAAAGTCAGAAGCATTGCCATTTGTAAATACCCGATTGATGTTTTGTACTGTATTAACAGCTTTTCCGATTGGAGTACTGTTAAAACTAGTTTTTAAACTGTTTACAACTGCGCCGCCAATAACTTTAAATAAACTCATGTGAATCTCCTGTATAGTATTTAGTTGACAAAATTAAGTACGTGTATTATAATAAATATAACATAGGAGAAAACATGGCAAGAAGAGTAAATTATCTCAACAATAAAGATATGTTGGCAGAGATACATAAATCAAAAAATACATTTGCTAGTTACGTTGACCCGTCAAATGCAGATTACGATATTATTTTGCCAAGTGTTGACAAAATTAATATACGTACTATTGCAGAAGCAAAACGTAATAAAGCAAAAAAACTAACAACTCGTCGATATGAGGCTGAAAAAGCAGCTGGCAAGAAAGTAAAGCAAGCTGATTGCGAAGTAAGCTATCAAAGTATTACAAAAGAAGAATTAATTTTTCGTATTATGACGTTTGATCATATACCCGAGGAACCGGGACGCAAGAAAAATCCAAAGACTATTGCAGATACAAAAACTAAACTGCCATTTCCGCCATATGTACACTATAAGTTTGACGACGAAGGCAATTTACAACTAGTTGGTAAATCTCACTGGGAAGGTGGCATGGAAAACGGACACTTTTCAAAACAACACGGCAAAGCAACAAATAAACTTGCTATGATGTGGATGAAACTTGTTGATCGCTATGCTACAAGAGGAAATGTTCGTGGTTATACTTACAACGACGAAATGAAAGGCCAAGCAATTCTACAACTTGCACAGATCGGCTTGCAGTTTGACGAATCCAAGTCTCAAAACCCATTTGCTTATTATACTGCGGCTGTAACTAACAGTTTTGTACGTGTTATCAACTTAGAAAAGCGAAATCAAAACATTAGAGACGATATTCTCGAAATGAACGACTTAAATCCTTCGCATACAAGGACACATTCCGGAGAATGGGAAGCTGCTCTTAAAAGAGAAGCAGAATCAACAAAAAAGTAATTGACAACTTAACTAAAATACCATATAATAGTATTCTACGATAGGAGTATTTCTTTGTTTAAAAAAGCTGCGGTCTTTACAGACATACACTTTGGATTAAAAGGCAATTCACGTATTCACAACCAAGATTGTGAGGATTACGTGGATTGGTTCATCCAAACAGCCAAGGAGAACGGGTGCGAAACTGCCTTGTTTACTGGTGATTGGAACCATAATCGCAATAGTCTAAATTTAACCACTATGGATGCCGGACTTCGGTGTCTTGAGAAGGTAGGTGCAGCATTTGACAAGTTTTATATGTTTGCAGGTAACCACGATTTGTATTATAAAGACAAACGTGATGTAAAGTCAACCGAGTTTGCTCGCCATATTCCTGGTGTTACTGTAATTGAAGACATATTTGTTGAAGACGATGTTGCATTAGTACCGTGGTTAGTAGGCGATGAATGGAAAAAGATGAAAGACATCCAAGCAAAATACTTGTTTGGACACTTTGAACTACCTAGCTTCTATATGAATGCAATGGTGCAGATGCCTGATCACGGCGAACTAAAGAGCGAGCATTTTGTAAACCAAGAGTATGTGTTTAGCGGACACTTCCACAAACGTCAAAAACAAGGCAAGGTGCATTACATTGGTAATGCATTTCCTCATAACTATGCCGATGCATGGGATGATGATCGCGGCATGATGATACTTGATAAAGAGAATAATGCAGAACCTGAATACATTAACTGGGTTGATTGTCCTAAGTATCGTACTGTTAAGCTATCGCAGCTAATTGACGAGAAAGATACGCTTCTCAAAAGCAGAATGTATCTAAGAGTTACACTCGACTTACCTGTAAGCTACGAAGAAGCAAGTTTCATTAAAGAAACATTTATAAACGACTACGATTGTAGAGAGATTACACTGATTCCTCACAAACAACTTGAAGAAATAAACACTGAACTCGATATTGCACAGTTCGAAAGTGTAGATCAAATTGTTTCAAACGAAATACTAGCAATTGATAGTGATAACTTCGATAAAGCAATGCTATTAGATATCTATAACGGATTAGAATGATAAAAATTAAAGACCTGACGGTAAAGAACTTCATGAGTGTGGGTAATGTTACCCAAGCAGTCGACTTTGACGAAGAGCAACTAACACTTGTGTTAGGCGAGAACTTAGATCAAGGCGGTGACGACACAGGATCACGTAACGGCACAGGCAAGACAACTATTATTAATGCGTTGTCGTATGCACTGTACGGCCAAGCACTAACAAACATCAAACGTAATAACTTAATTAACAAAACCAATAGCAAAGGTATGCTGGTTACTCTTAATTTTGAAAAAGCCGGTAATCAGTACCGTATCGAACGTGGTAGATCACCAAACATACTCAAGTTTTATGTTAACGAGAATGAACAAATTGACGAATTAGCTGATAATAGCCAAGGCGATAGTCGTAAAACACAAGAATCAATTAAAGACCTGCTAGACATGAGTCACGATATGTTTAAACATATTGTTGCACTCAATACCTACACCGAACCTTTCCTTAGTATGCGGACAAACGACCAAAGAGCTATTATCGAACAGCTTCTTGGCATTACAATACTAAGTGAAAAAGCAGCATTACTCAAAGATTCAGTTAAACTTACCAAAGATACCATTACAGAAGAAACTTTAAAGATTGAAGCTATACAAAAAGCAAACGAAGGTATCCAAAGTACTATTACTAACCTTGAAAAAACACAAAGAGCATGGAAAGCCAAGCAACGTACCGATGTTGATAGACTAACAAGTGCAATCGAACAACTTGAAAAGTTAGATATCGATAAAGAATTAGATGCACACGATAAACTAGCAAACTGGACCAAGCATAATAATGCTATTTCGTCACTAAAGAAAGAATTAGCTACATTAGAGCCTGCATTAGTACGTGCCGATAAGAGTGTTAGCAAATTAAACAAGGATATTGTTGAATTAAAGGATGCAACGTGCTATACTTGCGGACAAGAGCTTCATGCAGACAAAAAAGCCGAAATTGAGTCAAAGAAAGTAAAAGAACTTGAAGATGCAATAGCATATCAAAAAGAAATTACTCGAAAAGTAACAGATGTTACCATTGAACTAGACTTAATCGGTGATATCAATGGTAAGCCTACTACATTCTACGAAGCTGCTAAAGAAGCATACGAACATAGAAACAACGTAGATAACTTAAAGCAAACACTGCTAAGTAAAGAGCAAGAGACAGACCCATATCAGGCACAAATTAACGATTTAACAAACACAGCACTACAAGATATCAACTGGTCAACAGTTAACGAACTTACTAATGTAAAAGAACACCAAGACTTCTTGCTAAAGCTATTAACTAACAAAGATAGCTTCATTAGAAAGAAAATTATTGATCAGAACTTAGCATATCTTAACAATAGACTAACATATTACTTAGATAAACTCGGTTTACCACATCAAGTGGTATTCTTAAACGACTTAGCAGTTGAAATTACACAGCTAGGACAAGATCTTGACTTTGATAACCTGTCACGTGGTGAACGTAATAGGTTAATCCTTGGTCTTTCGTTTGCATTCCGTGATGTTTGGGAGAGTTTGTATCAGAGTATTAACTTATTGTTCATTGATGAGCTTATTGATAGCGGAATGGACACAGCAGGCGTAGAAAATAGCATAGGCGTACTTAAAAAGATGACTAGAGAGCGTAGTAAGAACATTTTCCTTATCTCTCACAAGGACGAACTAGTTGGCAGAGTCAACAACGTTCTAAGAGTAGTAAAAGAAAACGGGTTCACTAGTTATGCAACAGACATTGACATTGTAGAATGAACGATTTAGATACACATGACAAAATAGTGTTAGCAGTACTTGAATATTTTGAACTAAACGAAATATTCAACCACAGACCTGCAGAACTAAAGCGTAGGAAGGTACGTAAGAAGCTATCTGCGCTACGTGATTTGTGTACTGTAAGACGAGAAGAAATACTACAAGAACATATTAGGCATGTAAAAGACGGCAGAGCAAAAAATAATCCAAAAGAGGCACGTGAGGCACTAAAGAAGAAGTAACTACAGTATGAATTGGACATACAAAGGTAAAGAAATAACTGAAATACCAGACGAGTACGAAGGATTTGTTTATCTTATTACCAATTTAACTAACAATCAAAAATACATAGGCAAAAAACTAGCAAAGTTTAAAACTACCAAGCCACCACTCAAAGGCAAGAAGAATAAACGTAGAGGCTACAAAGAAAGCGACTGGAAAACCTATTGGGGATCCAGTGATAGGCTTAATGCAGACGTAGCATCACTAGGCGAAGACAAGTTTACAAGAGAAATATTATACCTATGTAAAGGTAGGGGCGAAATGTCCTACATAGAGGCAAGAGAACAGTTTGATAGGCGTGTACTTGAAACAGATG